CCAGTCCCCCGGACTGCGCGAGTTCAAGCGAGGCGTGGTCAGCGGCATCGGAAGGTACTCGCTCCCTTGGACCACTGAGCAATTTGTGGACCATTACAGGGGCCAGAAACGTCGCCGTTATGCTGCTGCCGCACGCAGTCTTCGAGCGAAGCCAATAGTTCGGGCGGATAGCAATCCATCCGTCTTCCTGAAGGCTGAGAAGTGGCACGAGCGCAAGCCCGGGCGACTCATCAGCGCCAGGAGTCCGAGGTACAACCTGGAGGTGGGGAAGTATTTGCTCCCCCTTGAGCCTCGGGTGTACAAGGCGATTGATGGTGTGTGGGGCGGCCCAACGATCATGAAGGGCTACACACCAGAGCGCAGAGCTGCTGTGGCGGAGGGGCACGCCTCTTACTTCGGTGAGGGCAACTGGGTGGCGGTGGGCACGGACTACTCAAAGTTTGACCAGCACACTTCTGGCATGGCACTGCAGTGGGAGCATGGCTTCTACCTGCCGGCCTACCTGGGCGACCAGGAGCTCCAGAGGTTGCTGTCCTGGCAGCTGAGGAACACGTGCTACGCCAACGTGGTTGACGGGCGTGTCAAGTACGTCACGGACGGGGGCCGCATGTCGGGCGACATGAACACTGCGATGGGCAATTGCATCATATCCGCTGGTCTTCTCTACGCCTACTGCAAGGAGCAGGGCATCGAGGCGAGGGCAATGGTGGACGGGGATGATGCAGTGGTTTTCATGCGGCGTGATAGCCTGACGCGGTTCCAGGAGGGCATCCAGCAGTGGATGCGCAGGCGGGGCTACCACCTGAAGGTGGAGGAGCCTGTGTACGAGTTACCGGGGATCGAGTTCTGCCAGTGCCGCTATGTCGGAACCACCCCAGCCACGATGGTGCGCAATCCCTACAAGGCCATCACCCAGGACCACACTTGGGTGGAGGACAGGAGCATCACCTGGGCTGAGGTGCTGGCAGCAACTGGGCTGGGCGGGCTGGCATTGTATGGCAACGTACCCGTTCTTGGCGCGTACTACGACATGCTGGCCCGCACCACGGCCCCCTCGCGCCGTACCCTCGAGCGCTTGGATTTCAGGAGCAGCTGGCTCCGCGATGCCACCTTCGACGGGCGGTACTCGGAGCCATCGGAGCGGGCCAGATATGAGTTCTGGCGCACCTGGGGGATGTCACCAGGTGAACAGCGGGCCTTGGAGGCTGACTTCCGTTCCACGCATCTTGGATTCCTCATTCGCAGCGATGTTCACATCACAGCCACACGAGAGTTCCCCAACGACAAATACGAAAAACTGTACTACGCGGTATAATTATGGCGAAAACTAAGGCAGCTGCGGCGAAAGCCAAGCAGAATAGGGCTGGGGGCCGGTCGCTGGCCCGGCAGAAACGGAAGGCAGTGCCAGCAACGGCTACAGGCGATTCAAGGGTTCCCAGCCATGTTCGCATGGTGTCCGACCCATGCAATTCGATCCTGGGACATACTGCTTACCGTGGGAAGGATGGCTTCATCAACCGGTTTTCAGCGATCTACAACACTGGCGGCGTGGGTGCAACGTGCTCAATCATTGCGTATTGGCCACGCTACAACCGCGTCTTCAAGCTTAGCATCGCGGCGGAGACTGACAACTTCTCCGTCAACTTTTATGACGCCACCTTTTCCTCTGCTGGGCCGGGGGGGGCATTTCTGGGCACCAATGCCGGGGAGGTCCGGCCCGTGGCCGCGTGCATAACCTCGAGTTACGTGGGCACGGAGCTCGACCGCCAAGGTTACGTGGTGTCTGGCGTGCTCCCCTATAGCACCATCACCGGCACCCTCAACATCGGCACTTTGCGGCAGCTTTGCCAAAAGTGGATGAGGACCCCGGATGCGCAGAATGAGACGAAGTGGATCCCCACCCCGTCCGATGAGGAGTATGAGCCAATTCCGGCTACCCTCCCTGCGAACCCAACCGATGATAACGTCGTGGTGCACATTGCGTGCGGTTTTGCGGCCGGTAAGGTGAACTTCTACCACAGGGTGGTTAACATTTTCGAGTGGCAACCATTCTATGGTCTGGGTATTTCCTGCCCCACGCCGAACACTCCCGACGCACCGGGCGGCCTTGAGCGGGTTCGCAGCGCCCTTGCAAGCATGGGTGACTGGTGGATGGAAGCCACTCACACAGCCGCTACGGCGCTGCGTGTTGGCGCCAACATCTACAATTCCACGCGTGCACTGGGCGCCGCGACCTCCAGGGCGGTCCCCCTGCTTATGGCGCCGTAGAGCTAGATAGCTAGTAGTCGGGTTCTGGTGGCCGCGACCGTTCACGGGTGGGTTAACACGCAATATTTGCCAGGCCCCACGCACCTGGCCCACCCGTGTCCTATGGGAGTGTGAGTGTTAGCCCGTGTGCCGCGTTTCGTACCGGTGTCATCTTGGCGTGTTGGCAACACACGATTCCGCAGACCGTGCCCACATGGGATCACACGATATATGCGGGGCCAAGTGGTGCGTATTCTTTACGCGGTGTCGGCTGCGCTTAGATGGTGGTGCCCCACTAGCGCAAGTGTTTAGCACACGTCCCGCGAAATCCTGCGGTGACGGTTTTTAGGTGGAGCTGCTAGGAGTACGAGCGGAAAACCCTCCTCGGAGGTGCCCCCGTGGGTTCGTA